GACGTCGTTCGTTCGTTGCTGTGTCTTCTTCACGTCACACTCTCAGCTTCAGCGTTCGAAACAAAGGCTCGTTGATGGCCCACTCGATCGTACGTTCTAAGCCATCTGAGAAAGAGACCAGGGGCCTGTACCCAAGGACCTGTTCTGCACGAGACACATCAGCCAACGTATGCATAACGTCTCCAGCACGCCACGGGGTTGATTCGACTGTCGCGGCCGGGAATCGTAGCCGTAGCCTGTCGATGATCTCATTGTTAGTCACGCTCTCACCACACGCAACGTTGAAGGGCGCGCCCTTCAACTCACCGTCGAATGAACCAGCTCGGATGCATGCATCGACGACGTTATCAACGTAACACATGTCACGTGACTGCGTCCCATCTCCGTCGCTCCGCATCGGTCGACCGTCGACGATGGCCGACAACCATGCTGAGACAGCGGTGGCATAAGGCGATGATCCCAACTGGTTCGGACCAAAGACGTTGAAGAACCGAAGACACGCTGAATCTAGACCGTAGAGCTCACTGTACAGTTTGAGGTACTGTTCAATGATCAGCTTTTGCAACGCATAAGGTGACTTTGGTTGCAAGGTTGAGTCTTCGTGCGTCGCCTGTCCGGCTTCGACGCCGCCGTACACAGAACTAGACGATGCAAACACAAGCCGCTTGACGTTACTTACACACGCATCCATCAACTTTAAGGTCTTGCTAACGTTGGTCTCGTTCGTCTCTAGAGGATGCTCTACAGAGTAACTGACACGTGGCACTGCTGCCAGGTGAAAGACAACGTCGTACTGCTTGCGTTTGACAGCGTTCAGTACAGAATCAGACGCAAAGTCACACCAGTGTGCGACCGTGGACGCATCCGTCAAAAACTCCCAACGACCGTTGCTGAGGTCGTCACAACCAAAGACCTCCCAATCATCCAGGGTCTGCAATCGGTTAAACAAGTTGCTACCGATGAACCCCGCAGCCCCTGTGACCAGCGCTCTACGCCTCTTACGCATGCAACCAAACTACACTCAGTCGTTAAACTAGTTCAACAGCACAAGGTCGGTCTCAAGGTCACGTATGTGAAGGCAGAGTTCTTGACCCGGCGGCGGCGCGTTTCGTCAATTGATCTTGTCAGCTCGTCGAGCGCAGTTGCCACAGCAAACATCGACGCCTCTGACCATGCCTGACCCACCTGTACTCGAGCTGATTCTAGGTCTGACCAAGCGCGGTCGAGGCACTCAATGATCGAACTTTCGTCGCTAGCTGTGACCAGCTTGACCAGATCGTCATCGGCACCCGCTACGTACAATGCCTCTCCGAAACGGCTACGCATGTCTCCGTAGGTCGTCGGCGGCAGCTTGCGCCGTGCATCACGTTCATCAAGAGCAGCTTCGATCTCTTCGCGGATCAACTGACGTACGTCATTGACATCCATTTGACGTTAACTATCGTCCCAAGCATGCCGGTTCACAACTGTCCCCGGGACGTACGTGGCCAAACAACAACGTTCCATTTTTGGCGTCGTCGACGCCAACCCAACCTCTGAAGGTCTTCCTCTGTCAGGCTGCCTAGCAACCCGTGTGGGTGCGAGTTGTCCCTGTCGTCGGTTTGACAGGCGGGTCTTGTGCATCGATTTTTCACCCGATCTCTTCCTCTTGTGTCGTTGTCGTCAGATGGATTGATGCTAACATTTGTCGCTTTTCGTCATCGAGCAACTTAAGATCGATCTCAAAAAACGCAGCAAGGAGGTCTTTCAACGTTAGGTCTGACACCGGCGTATCATCACGCCACGAAAGTCGAATGTCGTGGTGGTCACGTAACCACTGTAAAAAATCATAGATTGATTGTGACTGGTCCTTGATGAGTGCTAGCGCCGCGTGTTGAGGATAGCGACCTGTCATAGCCCCATGCGTTCCATGGCTGATGTTGTTGTCGACTCAAACGAACAACGCTGACGCACAACGCGTTGCAATGACCTTACATCGTGACGGCTTTGTTCGAGGCCGACGTTGTCTAACATGTGACACAACCCATCGACCAAGTCAGAAAAGTCAGGCTTGCACAAAACACCTGGCGTTTGGGCCTCACGAGCGATCGTAGAATATTCGTAGTTATCGAGCCACAGTGGCATACATCCTAGCTCAACGCATTCTCGAGCAGCGGTACCGCCGTACGAATCCTGATCGTATAGGCCGAGGGCGATGTCGGCTTCACGAGCGACAACCTTGAATTCATCACGCGTGAACGCATCTGGCACCAGGCTGACGTAACCGTTTGGCCCACACTCTTTGGTGAGTTCTTCGTTGGAAAACTTCTGGCTGGGGTTGCCAGCGATGACAACAAAGTCCTGTCTCAACTTCCGCAGCTCCGGCAGCAGCTCGAACATGAACTTCCCACAGTTGGTGTAATCGCTCGACCTGCCCCTGCCCCCGATGCGGTTGGGAACAAAGATGATGCGCTTGCCTGCGTTCTTCCACTCACGCAGGCGCCCCGGGTCAAACCTGACGTCGTCGACGACGACCGGAGACGTGATCTCAGTTGCTGAGTACCCGTCGTCCCAAGGCTGTGACTTTTCTGCCACCTCGAGCACGAGGTCAGGGAGGAACTGGCGTCCCATCGATTGAAAGAAAACATTCATCGATGACTCACACTGCCAGAAGTTGACGTCAGCCTTGATGGCGGCTTCACACTGTCCCAACCACAACGATGCTTCAGTCGGAAACTTCGGACACTCTAGATTGTCAATGAAATGGTTGTGAACGATGAACTTGGGCTGGCGCTTCTGCACTACGTGGAACAACGCCTTGAACGCACGTAGGTGCATCGGATCATTGATGTACACTGCCGTGTACGGCTCCTGGCCGACCAGTTTGGCCATGGCACGCCAATCAAAGTCGTACCGAGTCACCAGCGCATTACTGATGATGTTGTGTGGCCGGTACTGGAGACGCCCGTCACCGTCGGGACCATGCGCATCCCACAATTCTGAATTGATCTGCGCTGGATCATTGATCACCTGACGGGGTGCCTCCAACAGCGGTCCAGTGATGTCGATGTGAAGCTCGGGATCGAGTTTCAACATCTCGCGACACCGGTTGATGCACATCTGCCAACCAGAATCGCATTCAAGTAGAAACTTACCTTTTGTATCGTAGTTCGAGAGCTGCGTCTGCACCAGCATGCGCTTCATGTCATCACCCTACACCAAGATCGACGATCAGTTCACCACGGCAGTTGGATGCCGAATCCCAGGCCTTCGCCCAGGTTGGCCCAGCGATTGACGTACGTCGAGCCATCATCGCGGGTGAACGTCATCTTGTAAAATGTAATGAGGCACCTCCCAAAGACGATGACGCGCCAGCGGACGATGTCGGTCTTGACAGGAGTCCCCTTGAATTCCTTCTTCTCAATCATCTTTAATCACCTCAAGTTCAACGACTGCGTCGAAACACATGTCATGGTTTCGATGGCCGAGATACCATTCTCGTGTCTCGAGCACGTGGGTGACATTGACAACGACGAATCGATTTTCCATCGATGACGTTTGAGGATCCCTCACATCAAATTCGACATGCCTGACAACGTGTTCACCGATCTGTGGAATCTGATCAGAGCTGTGCATAAATGACCGCTGCGCAAAATGGGGCGCGCCCTTTTGGTTCACGATGTATCTAATTTTCATTGGTGGTACTCCACACAATCCTTCATGTCACAACGATGGTACACACAGAAGACGCCCGTCGAATCAGACCGTTTCAGGGCCTCATCCGCCAACCGGCAGACGACTCGCATATTGTATACGTGCATCGCAGCGACCCTGAGGTCTTCATCGTACCGTTCGTAGGCACCGACGAACCGATCATCATCGGGAGGTATCGTGCCAACGAAGGCTAGCAACTGTTCATCGGACTGTTCCTCGAAGATCGTCTTGATACGATCCTGGTACTCGATGAACGCCTCGGCCAACTGCTCCATCACATCATGTTCGAGTCGTTCGCTCATCTTTTCTCTTCGGACGCGCAGCGTCAATCTCCGCCTTGATGGTTATGAACCACAATACCATTGACAGGAACGATATCATTGTACTTCAGGCTTGAGCTCGTGGATCACAGTGAACATGTCACTTTCATCACGGCAGGTGTATGCCATGTCAACATCAGAACCCACGTAGATCCAACGGTTGACGTATGAGTCACCGTTCGTACATGTGAATTTCATCCGGTATATACCGTCGCAAAGTGCCATCCGAACACGGTCAGTTTCCACCTGACGATGTCGGTCTTGAATGAGACGCCTTCGATATCAGTCCTGTCAATCATGAGTTTTTTCGTTATAGACAAATTCTGTGATGGGATCCAGCGTCTCTCGCTCATTGATCATGATGATACCACTGTTCCACCACCAAACGAAGACGCAATCGGCCTTTACGCCCTTGTCGTTCAACAATCCAAGGCGAACACCTACGTCACCGATGACAGTACCAAACGTACGCTCTGGAATCCTTAAAAAGGAAGCATCGATCGATTGATGCGTGTCAGCGGCCCAGGCTCTTCGCCATCTAGACCACGTTGACATGTACAAAGGAGCGACGATGGCACCGGGAAACACATGAGTCGAGCGCCACAGCGCACAGTATCTGCACGCGCAGGGCTCTGAATGGCGAGGGCGCGGTTCAAGTCTGACCCTGGCTTCCAGCGAATAGATTGCTTCAGAAAAACGCATTCATTTGACTGTGATTGTGTCGTACAGGGCTCCCCCACCGACGTCTCGGAAGTGATCTTGCAACCACTGATCGCACTGTCGACAATGCTCAATCGATTCAATCACATCGTCGACCGCGCGATGGGCTTCTCCCTTGGGGAAGGGTGACATCCCCTTGCTTTGGCAGAACAGCTTGACGGTCGATACGTCAAAGATCCGGTGTGACATGCGTGACATGACGGTCGGCATGTCACGCATCAAGAAGCTCATGTCAAAGTGGACGCTGCTGCCAGCTAACATCCACATGTCAGCACGGTTAGCGACAACAGGCACCAATTCAAGAAGATCACGTTCAACGTCAGCGATCGTCACTGTTGAGGCGGCAGCCTCGAGCAACAAGCCATTTTCAGTGTGCGTTTTCAACACCCACGGGTCAAGCTTGTCCCAGTTATCCCGGGCATAGTGTAACACGGTGTGGTACGCTGGTTTAGCCTGATACGGGCTACGTACGTCAGCTACCGACACTGCAACTTCCAGGACCTGGTCGTGTTGTCGATCGAGGCCCGTGGTCTCGATGTCTAACCAGAGGAGCTTCATCTCAGGATTCCTCATTCTTCTTTGAGGCTTCTTCGTCCTGGCTACGAAGGTCGATCAGCGCCTGCGCAAACTCTGCATCGACCTTCGCCTGATCGTAGCCCACGACGTCCTTGAGGTCCTGCAAGAACTGTTCGACTAGGAACGAACAGACGATCTTCCCTGATCCATCTGGGTTGTTTGATAGGATCCCAAACAGGACCTGTGCACTGGGGGACTCCATCACAGCGCCCTTCACTGCAATGTCAAGGAACGGTAGCACCGCCTGCAACCTGCCCAAAGCCGTCTCACCCTCAGTGTCCACGTTCGTTTCATCAGTCATCTCATTCCTCCTACGTTAATGATTGTTACGCTGACAGCATCATAGACCGTTCAAGCTCAGTGTAACCCATGAATCGCAGGACCTCGTCGGTCTCCCGATCGAGGTCCTCATCGTCGACGTTCAACACCATCGATTCACACTTGGTGTAACCTTCAACGAAGTACATGTACGCCCTTGATAGCTGTGTCAACCGTGTTGAGTCGAGATTGGGATCGATGTCATCAACGATCCCATCGTAGCTTGACCGGACGCAGAGGACGATCTGTGCGCCCAATTCTGCGTAAGCGTTGTCAGCTGCGGCGATGGCCACGTAATCAGTCTCACGCTGGAGGACTGACGAGTAGACGAGCTCACACGGATACCCACGATCAAAGATGATCGAGTACCCCGTCTGACGAAGCACGTCGGCGACCCTGGGATCAGCGTATCGTAGTTCATTAACGAACCTATCCTTTCTTGACAGGTAGGTCGATCGCTCTAAGGAGGCCTTAAAGTAAGGAATCCCCGTCAATCGTGACACGTTCTGTGCGATGTTGGTTTTTCCCGTCATGTCAGGGCCGACAAAAAAGGTGACACGTTGGACATCGAGCACCCGACCCGTCCGTAGATCTAACAGACCACGCATGGACCCCATCTTCTACCTTGCTCAACCCGTGTTCACTGCACCTGTTCGTAATTCACGTACGTGCCGTGGCAGCCTGTCCCAACACGTACGTGACCCAAGTGTTCGCAGAAGACCAGGTACTGCGCAGTCTCGTGTTCAATGACGACGATGGTGCCGGTTTCAGTCTCACCTTTTGCACGAGAAAAGGTGACCTGGTCACCGATGCGGTGCCTTGGCGTCACGTTGTTCGAGCGGACCCAGTCTTTCACGGTCTTGCGGTGGATCGCATAGCGTTTGGCAGCCACCTCGCTCATCAGGTCGACAAGCCGAGCGTCGACGGTCCACGTCCGCGACTCAAGCGATCGACAGATCTCATACGCATCATCGGTGAGTTCAATCGACTCGATCAGGTCAGCTCGGACGTCGCTGATCATCTCCTCATCAAAGACGGTTGAGGCCGAATTGAGCTCAGACTTCAGGTATGCAATCACCTTGGGCAACAAGGCCTCGACGGTCTCACGAGAGACCTCGAGGTCAAAAAGCGCTGGACGTTTGGGAGCAATCATGATCGATTTTACCTCGCATGGCGCGCCATGCACCATGTGCACACGACTTGGTTGACAGCGCCAAGCGACCGTCGATGACCCTGTTCACTGTCGATGGTCGTACACCGCACGATGTCGCAATTGTTCGCAGATCAACGCCTTGTGCATGCAGCCCCAGGATCTCAATCACCGGAACGACGAACTGTCGACTGTCGTCGTTGGCTATGCACTTGACTGCGTAGTAAGAAATGTTCCAAGCGTCAGCAACCTGACGCGGACTGTTTCCCAATGACGATAGCTGCGCCTTGACAGATTGAACGTCGGCAGGCACAACGACAACGTTTGATCTCTTGGAACCTAGGTGAGCCAGTGATCGTCGGCGGCGGGCTTCAGTCGTTCTCATCGATTCGCACATGAGGTCTCTGTTCGAGCGCCACTGCTCAGAGCACCGTTCGCTTCTGATCGTGCGAAGTTCTGCCGTGTACGAGCTGCCCACCGCACGAGAAAGCGATCGTTTGTACTCAGGTGAAGCACGAACAATTGTCATGTCGACCTTCGATAGGGACTCCTTTACGCGCCTTGAGATTTTCTGTCGAACCTCGAGCGTCGGCGAGCTACCTCCTAAACCTCCACTCGTTTCATTGTAGAGGCGCTCTCCGGCGTCAGAGAGTTGCTCGCACAGCGCCATTTCAAAGGCGAAGGCTGACGGTTCATCGATGAAGCTTTGGACGATCGTCAGGTCAAAATTGGCACACCCATACGTCATGATCGCACGGTGAAATGTTAACGTCGATCCCTTCATGGCGTCGCGACAGTGTCGACGCCAGCGTCTGTGTGGATGGATCGATTTTCCGACGTACTTGTGACCATTCGTCAGATTGGTCACAACGTAGACGAATGCCTCACGTTGTGACATCGTTTCTCGTGAAGACAGCGGTGTTTTTCCTGTAGAAGGAGGCCAGCTTCTTGATCTTTTGAAACGATGACGTCAATGCTTCGTCGTACAAGTAGCCCCTTCCAGTTAGGATCGGCACAACTTCATCTTTGCCGCGGCAGTTGTAATGATGACGTCCCCACTGGCCTGGTTCAGCACACGACAGGATCAACGTCTTGGGTTTGAAGGCCAGCAGGTTGTCGATGAAGGTGGACTCGAACT